CATAGGAAGACAGTTGGTTTGACTTATCCCTGCCCTGTGGACCGGGACCATCCTATTGACTGTCGTGAGACTATCAGAGACTTCGTGACAGAGAAATTTGGCGCGAATATGCATCATGTGTGCCAAGAGTTTCATAAAAGCGGTCAGAAGCACTTCCATGCTAATTTTAAATTTGATGTTGAACTTGACATTGAAGATCCAAGAGCATTTGATATCAACGGGTGCCATCCAAATATAGTAAATGGCGGGCCAGGATGGGTCAATTATTTATCAAAATCCGATCCAGATGTACTTACCAACGTGGAACCCTGCCCCTTTCGACAGGCGCTTGCGGCAGCAACTGTCGCAGAGGGGATGGATATTCTCGCATTACGGCGACCAGGTGATTATTTGCGATTTGGACAATCCATGGAACGCAACTTACGGCGTCGTTTGGAGACCCCTCGCGGAGCGGTCCTGTACTACGGTCCTTATGTTTCCTCATGGTTTCCAACTGATTGGGAACCGTATCGGTATAGTTTACTCATCTGGGGCGCTGCAGGTGTCAACAAGACGCAATTCGCAAGATATCTCCTATCCCATTTGGTAGGTGAATATGATTACATCAAAGGATCTCATGAGAGTGTGAAACATCTATCCATGCGAAGACCTTTCATACATGACGAGATCAAGTGTTTGGGTGATAAATGCCCTCCAGAGAATTCGAGAGAGATCACAGACGTTGAGAATGGTGGTGAGGTAGAATGCCGCAACAGCAACGTGAGCATTCCGCCTGGGTTACCACGGATTTTCATTAGTAACTTAGCTTTTCCTTTTCGTGATCCTCAGCAGTCCGTCTACGGAAGACGGGTCGTTTCACATGAAGTGTGTGTACCATGAAGAATGAAACCTGATGTATTAAAAAAAAACACATGTGCGAGCTTGCGAGCTAGAATATGAGCAACGCGAATTCAGTTGACGAAACTTTCATTAGGCGGAGTCAACCCTACTACATGATCTAGGCCCCTGGGGCCCCTTAGGGGTTCCCATTATGCCCTGGGGTCCCTTAGGGGCTCCCTTTATGCCCCTTAGGGGTTCCCTTTTAGGCCCCCTTAGGGGTTCCCTGGAATAATTGAGAGTGCAAAAGAACGTGAGGCTCAATTTGTCTGAGGGACCGAAAACACAGTTCGGGAATCTCACCATGGCGTTTCGCTCATATGGAACACGACGACAAGGTAACACTGGTCGTGGTACTAAATCTCGCCGCCGTCGGAGTACACTGCGTGCTCGTGTGCGGTGGCAGAAACCGAGCGCGCGAAACCAGAAGAAGCAATTGAGTTCATTAACGAGGATAGCACTTCGGAATGCAAAGATGTTGAGTGCACAGCGAACATTTTGTGATTGGGTGTTGACTGGAACACGCCAATTTTCTACCGCTACATCTGTGATTACATTAATGAGTGTGGATTCATGGAATCCAACAATGAGACAGAATCTTGATGTTGTGACACAACAGCGCACTTATATTCGCAATATGAGTTTGTCTTGGTATCTTGACGGCGCAGCATTGAACAATGATGCACAAGTTACGATGTTCCTAGTTTCACTGCGCAGCACAGCAGCGAATTGGGACGGAACATTGACAGAGAACTCTGAGTGGTGTAATCAAGGAGCCAAAAATGCTGTGTTGTTGAATTCGAATATATTCAAAGTTCACTGGACGAGACATTTCAATGTCTTTCCTGAACAGTTCACCACAGCAGATGGCTCTGCACGTCCATCTGGAAATCCAAACGCTGAATATCGTCGTGGAAGAATCAATATCAAGTCGAAATATTCAATTATGGCTCCTGCAGGGCAGACGTGGAAGCAAATGACCTCCGATCAGTTGACTCCCCATAGACGTCTTTTCTTCCTAATCTTTCCTCAGACGGATAATCCTCAAGCCACTACAATGACATTCAATTTCGGGCTCAAGGCCACGACTGTGAACGCCGACTAGCGAAGCGGTCGGCGCTCCCCGGGCTGTCCTATTAATATTATATTAGGACAGCCCGGGGAATCCGGGGAGCGCCCGAATCATGTCTGGGCGGCCAGGCACGAGTCGGTCTGAACGCGCTGCCAAAGCGAAAGCCAAAGGCGACAAGCCGTTTCGTATTCATAGGAAGACAGTTGGTTTGACTTATCCCTGCCCTGTGGACCGGGACCATCCTATTGACTGTCGTGAGACTATCAGAGACTTCGTGACAGAGAAATTTGGCGCGAATATGCATCATG